CAAATTAAATTGTTGTAGACAAAGATAACCAAAAGCATCAAAAGCATGGTCAACTCCTAGATTTTTATTAGGTAAACCAGTATTTGGTGCATATGTAAGAGTTCTAAGTGCTTTTATCAATTCTTTACATCTTGGATGAATAAAAGTTCTCTGATCTCCATTTGCATCGAGTAAAGCAGTATTAACAGCAGTTATCTTATCTCTAATTTTCCAGGGAGATTTAGGACTCATAACAGTAAAACCACTACGTCTAAGGATATTATGATCCGTTACTCCAACCCCACTTGTTTTTCTTGCACTACCCGTTGGGTCAGGACAAGCAATAATTCTTCTATCCACCCCATACCTTCTTGTAACTTCTTCAGCAAAATCCCATGTGGTAGCACCTCCTGTCAGCATGATCTCATCAAAGACATATAAATTGTTGCCATGCTTGTACGCACAGATCCCTGCCATAGGGTCAACGTTAAAATCCAAGCCCAACAACAAAGGAAGCATATGTAAGTCTTCCACTTCTTTATCAATATTGTCATCACTGAAGCTAACAGCGACCAAACCAGTAAGATTTTCAAAACTAGCTTCAAATTCCTGTCTGAATGTTCTCGCATCTAACTGACTTCTAGCTGCTTCAACTTCTTCTGGTGCAACATTACCCCCCTCAATCGTAGTAAAACTCCATCTTTTCCAATCATCCCACTCTTGTTCACCACAAAAACACCACATATCATAAAACCAACTGGCAGTACCATCAGGAGTGCTAATAAACAATGCCCACCCCTGTTTATCAGCTAGAGCAGGTCTAATTACCTCTGCCCATACATCTCGATCCATAAACGCTGCTTCGTCTAATACAACCCCTGCTAGACTTCTTCCTCTCAATGCCATAGCATTCTCTGTACCCTTTAACTCAATAGTCGATCCATTTATTAATTCCAACCTTAAATCTGTTTCATTCTTACTCTGAACCCATACCTTCGGCACTAACTTCTTTAATTCTTTCCACGCAATATCCTTTGCCATCCGATAAGTAGGAGCACAATAAAAATAAGTCTCCCCAGGCCGATTGATTGCTCCTCTAAGCAATTCGATACAGGATAAATATGATTTACCAAACCTTCTTCCTGCAACCAACACCCGAAATCTTTTATCACTTTTAAATACCTCCCCTTGTGCGTATCTTAAACTTATTTCTGGTTTGTTTTTTACCGCCATACACTTAAAAATAACAGAAATTTCAATCTATACCCCCTATTTATAGCCTAAATCCGTATTTTTAGGTTATAGTTCGATTATTAACCCCTCTCAGATTAAGTCCGTGGCTTCTTCTACCTTTCCCAACGATATTACACCTCCAGTAGCTCAAGCTAATAAAACTCGCAGACCTAGATTTGTTGCTAGATCTACAGCAGAAAAGGTTCAAGAACGTGCTCAACGTCTATACTCTCGACAATTAGACGGCAAAACTACTAGACAACTTGTAATAGAACATTCAAAAATTGAAAACATCTCAATAACAACAGCTTGGGAAGATTGGGGTAGAGTAAAACATTGGAATACCGAAGATTGGGATAAAGATAGAGAAAATATGTTACCTCGCCTTCAAGCAATGAGAGTACGTCTATTCAACAAAGCTATATCAAAAGGTCAACTACAAACCGCAGCACAGATCTTAGACTCCCTTGGCAAAGTAATAGGTGAGTCCGTAGAGACAGTAAACATCCAAGCTCCAGAGCTTTCAATCAAAGTTGAGTCAAAGTAACGAAGATTTCGGATATATATTTAAGTTCCTCGCCTGGGCCTACAAAAAAATTTTTCTGCAACTAGCCCCCCATATACCCTCTAAGGTGCCTGTGTGCCTCTGTGATAGCACTCTAATATAACTTGCTTATGTTAGTACCTTAGAAAATATCGCCTCTCAGAATCGATCCTCAGTGGACTTTGTAATATTTGTAATAAACATTGATTTAATATCGGTTAGGGTGTAATATGCTATCAGCATGAAAAATGGGCGTGTACTATGTCCAATTTTTACGCTTGAGTATTTCTTAAAATGCTTATCAGGTAACCAGACTTAAAAATTTGTTTATCAGGTAAACACAAAAGGAAATACAAAAAAAGAATCTAGACAATTTAACCTTCCTTACTATGTCAAAAACTGATTTTGATAGATCAGAGTATCCTGAGCTATTACAACTTTTACATGATGAACTAACCAAATCTAATGATAAATTAGATTGCGTTAATTCATTTATAAGAAAACATTATCCTAACGGGTTAGATGTTGGATTAAAAAAAGTTGATAATGAGAATTCTATGTTTCATCCTAATGGAGTTTACATAGGATTCGATTTAAATAGATATTTATACGATGATCAGACCGCAGCATATTTACACGCTATGCGTGACGCATTATCAGGAGTTAAGTATTACCATTATGGATTTGAAAGAATTCCATATGTAGACGAATCCTCAAAAGAATATTTTGAGGTTTGGACTAACTCATAAAATAAGCATCAGGAGTAAATTTTTTACTCCTTTTATTCCTTCCTTTTTACCTTCCAAAAAAAATGATTAAACCAGTTTTAATGAGCAAAGAAATCAAATTCTTTGTTAAAGATGTTTACGGAAATAGATTCTACTATTTAGTAGATTCTATTGATAAATGGATTTTAGAACTTACGGGAACTAAAACTCTTTTATTAAGAGATAAGCAAACATTACAAGATGTAGGCTTCAAATTTGTTCAAGTATTCGAGGATTAAAAAAATGAGAACTAAACTTTTATTAATTGCATTCTTATTACTAAGTTGGCAATCATACGCTATTATTTCGACTCTTTATGAAAGACTCGAAGCCCGTAGCAATCAGATAGAGTTATTGATTCAGGAGTTAGAAAAATGAAAACTAACTATTTAGAATTAAAATTATTTCTTAATTTATCGGATGCAGAAGTTGCTGAAGTTCTCGAAAATATCGAGAGCTTACAGCATATAGAAACATTTAGAGAATTCAAAGAAGAGATAATTAAAAAATACGAATCTCAAAAAACTTTATCTCTTTAAAAAAAATGACCACACACAAATGTAAGAAAGTTATTTTTACAATTGATTCTGATTATTTAGAATTAGTTGAAGCAAT